CAGCTCCGCCAGTCTTAGCGCAGTCAGTTAGCAATCCATGCTCAAACTTCTCAACGTAATACTGAACAACTCCATCTATAGTACGCTTAACCACAGAGTAAATAGTAGTAATGTCTACACCAATCTATTGGAACTCGCCACCGCTAGTAATAAACTCTGACGGAGCAATAACATTCTCTGCGCGTAATAATGAATAAGCGGCAATGGTGCCGTCTGTGGCACTAACTATTAATAGCAAGTCGTTCTCATCAGTATCAACGGCTTTACGCAATGCCATGCGTTTTGGCTCTTTAAGCAGATGACCGGATAGTAATGAAATCTTGCTAGTAATGTAAGTAAGTTGCGTATCGCTAAATGACACTTCGCTTAATGCTTTACCTTGGCGCTGTATAAATAACGTGCCTGCATCTAGCAATTGAACGCGAACGCCTGGCTTGCTACCATTACGGCCCGCACTATTTACAAAGAATGATGTTGGTGTAATTGGCTCTAAGCCTTGTTGTGGCACATAGAACTCACCACCAGTAGTAAAGATTTGCAAGTCACGACCACTAATAATATCTACAATGGCGTTAAATGTATTGGTGTCTAGCGTAGCCTCTACAGCGTCATCATCAAAACCTTCTGTAGGCTCAAAGTCAAAAAACTGTCCTACACGACTGCCCCATATAGTTGATGGCCTTGATTTGCTACCACCAAAATATAGACGGCCTTGATGGAATGTCACCGCTCTTGGGTAGCCACGAGATGCTGACCATACGCTTTCATAACCATTCTCTAATTGCCAGTTTCCTGTTGCTATAGCAGTAGACGCAAAGAATGGGAACTCTGTGACAGCATTAACTTCAGTGCCACTAACATACTCAACAATCTTAGCTCTGCCTTGTGGCGTAGCATTAATGTATTGCCCAACATCTGCCGTTACAAATATTGTGACAGCATATACTGAGGTATTGTCTGGGGTTGTAGTCCAAGCAGTATTGACAGTCGCTACTTTTGTTGCTCCAACATAATCAGTTATTCTACGAACTTGTCCAGAACCAGTGCCACTGGTAATTGTGACATACATGACATTATACGCATCATCTGTAGCGCTTGAAACTAAAGCCAACTTAATGGTAGTTGATGTAGAGCCAGATTGAGCCGTTCCAGTTACATCAGGCTCAGATGCAGTTAATGTTATTTTTCCTGCTACAGCAGATGGAGTTAATGTGCCAGGCGGGTTAAATGTGCTAAGTGTAAACGCATACTTAGGAACGCTATCAAAAGCCAAGCTAGATGCAGTCCAAGTTGAGTCACTGCCACCACGAACAATCTTAACTGGGTTTATGGTCTCATGGGTAACAATCAATGTATCAGCAGATTGTGTCCAGCACATTTCATTTAATACAGATGAGCCAACAGTAGTAACTAGGTAAGGGTTGCCAGTACCATTTATGTTACTAACCAATCCGCCATTCTTAAACACATACATACGATTATGCGTAAAGCAAAGCATGTAGCTATCAGATGTAGAGAACTCAAAGGCAACTAAACGTGAGCCATTGCCAGCAGACTCAGTTCCAGAGTTAGGCAATGCTGTGATGTAACGAGTGCCAGGCCTACGAGTAATACCGCCTTGTGGCTGACATACTACGTTCGTAGCTTTTTCTAAAGCATTTCCGTATGACTTTAAATCATTACGCGCACGAATAAGAGGGTCAAGCTCACCAGCCGTGAAGTTTGTCTGCATTGTGACAAAACGAGCCATCTACTATCCTCGTACAGAAATTAGAGAGAAATCTTTAATGCTATTTGCTGGTTGATTTTGACCATCAATATTCATGGCAGTACGCATATAACCACCACGACCATTCTCACCAGGAGAGCCAACTGCAACAGATTGCCAATAAGCGGCCTTCTCTGTTTGGTCAGTGATTGGTATTGATATATGCCATGCTGTTAAGTATTTGAGCAACTGAATAAACCACACAGGCATCTCAGTCTCAGGGGTATAGTATTGGTAATCGACGTAAATAGTTTCTTCGTTAGTTAGTAACTTTGCACCCATGATACGGTAGCCTACAATTGGCGTCTCGCTAATACCGTTAGAGTTATACACAGCACGAGGAGCACCAAGCCTATCAGAAGGCATTTGGTATTCATACTTGAACTCATTGGTTGGGGTAGTTACTAATCGAGCTAGTTGCGTCTTCTTGAATGAGAAGCTCCATGGATAAATCATCAGAGCTTGGTCACGAATATCTGGGTATAGGCGGTCACATACAGAGGCTTCGTCTGTACCTTCAGTGAATGATGTGATTGGTTTTGCGCCTAGCATTATCAATGCGTCAGAACAAATAGAAACTCCAGAATCACCAGCAGCCATATATACCTCTACATAAATAAAAGCCACCCCACTTTTCAGCAGGGCGGCTAGTGTATTACTTATTAATCACCATCAGTGTTAGCTAATGTTGTACCGTCGTTTACATCTACAACGCCAGAAGCGTTAGAAAGAACGTAAACTAAAGTAGCAACAGCAGTAGAACCTGTTGATGTTACGCAGTAGATTAAATCGCCAACGCTTAATACTGTTGCCAAGCCATTGAAATATCCAGTTGTATTAACATCTGCAATTGAATCTGTTGTTTTGTAAGCATAAATAGCTGGAGAGTTACCAGCTTTAGATGCTGCTACGGTTGAAAAACCAGTTGATGAATATGCCATTGTTTATCTCCTTAAGATTCACGAGCAACAATAGACACAATACCTTCTGCGTCGATAGTAGTTGCGCCAGCAGAGAACATAGATGCAACCAAGAAAGATGTTTTTTCTGGGATGTAATTGATTTCTGTTTTTGGAGCAATACCTTCGCCGTAGCCGATAGCATCTTTGTGGAACGCAAAACATGTACGGTCTAATGAACCATCAATTGCCAAACCACCTTCTGTGCGGTCGCCAATAACATGGAATTTAAAACCTAAGAATGTATCTAGTTCACCGTTTACTAATGCTTTAACAGTATTGAAGTCAGAGCTAGTTACTGCTGTCTCTGCTAACAATGATTGTAAGCCATTAGAGTGAATGATAATGCCACGGTCTGTAGGTGGAACGTTGTTTTTGTCCATCAAGCCTTTAGCTTGACGAAGTTTAGCTACGTTCATGTTTGTATCTGTACCACCAACGTCGTTGCCAACGCTTAATGATGTGCCAGAAGCAGCCAAAGCATCAAGAATCAATTGGTCTTGACGACGACCAATAGCATTACCTAATACTTGAACAAGCTCTGAACGCTCATCAAAGTTTACTTTAGCTTGAGAGAATATGTCGCTGTATTCAGCAGCAATCCAGTCAGCTAAGTTTAATGTAACGTTAGAAAAACCAACGTTTAATGGGGTTACATCTGTTTGACCAACACGAGGTGTAGCAACGCCACGACCTACTTTTGGGAATTTAACTGTAGAACCTTCTACTCCACGACGCTGACGTACAGCACCTACCAACATTGCTTTACCTTGGTATGCTTGTTTAACTTCTGCGTCAAAGAGGGTTACAAAAGCATTTGATAGACCAATACTCATTTTGTATCTCCTAATAACGAATTATAAATAAAGTTTTGTGCTGTGGTGTGCCGCGAAGCGGGCCGTTGCTTGCTACTTACGGAAGCCAGTCGTCAAGGTTACTTGAGTTCGGGGTCAATTTAATGATATGCCCACGCTCTTTATATCACAGTCAATAAATAAATACAATTGTTTTTTACATATTGATAAGAAATATTTATGATTAGGACAAAAAAATACCCAACCGAAGCTGGGTATCGTTGCTACATTTGTAGTTAATTGAACGCTTGGTTAAACATTCTCTCAACTTTAGTGCGGTAAGCTGCATCTGTTTTATAGCGTGGGTCAGCTACCATACCCATCAACTCGTCTTTAGATGGCGCACCATCGATAGGCATTGATTGCGTAGGAATACGACCTTCATAGGCTTCGCGTAGTTTAGTTAATGCTTGAATACCTTTTGCGGTACCGCCCATAAACTTGAATTCTTCAAAGTCATCTTTGCCCCAAATGCCTTTTTGAACTAGGCCACCAGCCCACTCAGTCATGCCTTTAATGATTACGTCAGCATTAGGGCCTAACGCTTTCTTCTCAGCCGCAGCATCAAATTTAGCTTGTTGTTGCACAGAACCAGCCTTCTCTAATACACCACCAACTAGAGCATCAAGAGCTACTTGGCTTACGCCAAACTCTTTAGCCCAGCCTGACACGTGCTGACGAACTGGGTCGTCTTCTGGGGTTGAGCCAAATGCTGAGTAATCATAGTTACCGTCTTCTGGTGCTTTATGTTTACCTTGGCTAATTTGTTTCCGTAAATCTGTCCAAGATTTTGCTATGGCCTCAAGGTCAGGCTCCGCATCGTCTTTCTTCCAAAAGTTCTCAGGCCACCAATCTGGGCGCTCTAACGGTGAGTCATCTTCTGGTGCTTGTAGATGGCTTATTTCTGACTTGCTTGTGTCTACTGGCTCGTTACTTTCTAATGAAATATTATCCAATAAGCCTTCAGCAGGTTGTTCTCCGCCTTGGGGTTGGGTATTTTCTTCGGTCATTTAAGTTCCTTTGCTTGTTTAATCCGTGCTTCTAAATCCCTAATGACGCTACATTGTCCTTCACGATAAAATGCAAAGCTAGGGTCAGCTCCCGGCACGGCGACAGGATGCTCTAATATTGTATTGCGTAACCATTCCATTAACTTTTTACCTTCTTCGTTAGACTCAAGCACACGATGACATAGTTTAGCTAAGTCCTCACGCGCCTGCTCTACCTTGCGTATGTCTGTAGCTTGAAACTCAAGCCCTTCCCATCCGTCTAATGTTGCCATTACATTGCACCTTTCATAGCTTCACCAACAACTTGCGTAGCCATCTCTGGATTAGCTTGTGCGGCTTGTTGTGCCATTTGCATAGCCTCTTGTTTCATCATATCACGCTCGGCTGGTGAGTTACGTACTGACTGAGGTATAGCCATCTTATCCGCAATTAAGTCTAGCAACATATCAGTCTTAAGTGCGAACTGACCTTCTGGCCCAGCTTGCTGTGTAATCTGCAAGTATTGCATAATGTTTTGCACGTCATCCATGTTCTGTGACATGGCTAGTGGTGAGATAGGCGTTACTTTAATCTCAAGACCGTTTACTTTTAATGGCAAGTCAATGATGCCGCGGTCATCCATAATCTGCAGTATCTTCTCTACAAGTGGAACCATAGTCTCGTTAATCAAGCGA